TTGTCTAAGTGGTAATAATCACGATAACTTTGTATCGGATTATCATAGTCTTTTAACTCGTCTGGCATTGCCAGTCCAAATGTTGTAAATCCTACACGAGGTAAATTTACTGGGTCAGGTAGTTTATTTACTACTGTTTCTACTGATTTATGTAATTTTCCATAACGGTAGTGGTATTCATCATTCAATGCGTTAGCATAGCAATGAACCCACTCATGGTTATCCAATGACTCTCTTGCCCAGATTGTGCAAGGATGATTGTACATCATTGGTAGGTAGGGGTAGGGACGTTCCTCAAGAGGTAAGTGTTTGATTTCAGCTTTTGCTTTATTCATCACTTCTCTCTCATCTGCGTTAAGAGCTCGAGGAACGAACCCTAGTAATTCATCTATCCATATAGTAGTGCATAAGATTTGAGCAGCCTCAAGCGGCATCTTGACAATATGCTTATCAACATGATACTGGGCTGCTTTATCTAAATCTTCGTCTAAGTAAAATAAATTCATTTTATCCAACACTTGTAGCCACTACATTCAGTGGTATTCTTACGTCCACCACAATATTTGCAGTATTTTACTACTTTTTCTATAATTTTTTTCATATGAATATTATACTAAAAATATAAACATATGTCAAGAACTATTTTTTGGTTACTTTGAGTTTATCTTATCTTTTGCTGTGCCAGCATAGAGTCCAAACCAGGCTGCTCCAGCACCTACAATTACAGAAATTAATCCTGATTGTTCCATTGAAGGGTCTGGTAAGTCCATAAACCACATTGTAGCGTAGTATAGTAAGAATATGTATACACTTAAAAACATTCTTGGGAATATTCTCCAAGCGTCTATCATGTTAGATAAAAATATCCAACGCTGCCAAGGATTGTCTGGCTCTTTATTGGCTTCCATTTCTGTAATCTTTGCTTTAAGATTACTATTTTCGGTTACGAGTTCCATAAACTTACTTAAGTCTATCTCTACTTCGTTTCGTGACATATCGCCACTAAATCTTTCATCAGCCATTTGCTTTTTCCTTTGCTTTGCCAATGTTAAGTGCTAACATATCTATAAACTTATAGAGTTTGCCCATCCACTGGTCGTCCTTTGGTGTCGGTGTTGACGCCGCGATTAAACTAGCAATCGTTACTATTAAAGTAATCATACCTATTAAATCCATTAACATAGTATTCTCCGCTTTCGTATGAAAGCCTTGCCCATCAATTTGGGACTTCGTAAGATACGATGGAGTTCATGTTTATATCTTCCCATCTATCTTGGTCAAGTCTAAAACAAACAATGCTATCAGAAGCTGATTGATTTACTCTTGAATTTGTTAGAGATTCCTTCAATGTACAAGGAATCGTATATTCTTTATTTGATACTAATGAGGTAAATGTAATATCTACTATCTCATTTTTTAATAATTCTTTTAGTTCTGCAAACATTTAATACCCCTACTCTCCTTGCATCCTTGAGGATTGCTTCTTCTCTAATTAACCAATTCTTATCGCTTATAGGTTTGAGCATCCATAAAAAATCATTCTTTTCTGTCTTCAATCTCATTTACCCTTTCCTCCAAGTATTCAAGCCAATCTTCTATTTCTTCAAATCGTCCTTGAACTGCTGGATTCCTATCAAAGAACTTAGCACCTTTATTCATTATTCTAAAGTAATGCCAGTCTTTGAAAAATTGTATTAATTTATTCCACATCAGGGGTATCGGGAGCAGTAACTTCTCTATAGTATATTACTACTTCTCCCATTTGTTTGATGTATCTTTTTAATTCTTGCATATCTTCTGCCATAACTTTGTAGTCGCCCATAGTTGTTGCTACAAAGAGGATTTCTCCATTGTTCTGTTCTCTCATTTCATCGAGGAACCTATCCATATAAGTATATCCTTCAGGCCAGTCTGGGTTTTCTTTTTCAGACTTATCACATGCTTTTGGTCTTTTATTATCTACTTTCTTGCAAGGGTTTGTAATTACTGCTTCTGATACAACGAACCATTGAGGTGCAGTCAATGTGACTGGTCTCGGTAGGTCAGGTTGCATTATATCAATTTTGAGTGGTTTTGATACTACCTCTAATTTCTTAGTAGGAAGCATTGAACAACTACTCGTTATCGCTAGCAGGCACAGTAAGCTTATATAATTCTTCTGTATCATTCTCCATTCCCTCCATCACTTTTTCACTTGCAGTATTCATTCTGTTCTCTATAAGTCCAGGCTTCTTTAATGCTAACATATCTAAGTTATGCCTAGAGAATATTGCAAGATACTCGGCTTTTTCTGCCTCTATTTCTGAGTTTCTTCTTGACATATTCATAAGAGATTTTCCTTGTTTCTCGTATGAATTTCTTAAAGCGTCCATTGCCTCTTGCTGGGCTTGAACTGCGTTTTCTAGCTTGATGTTGTTCTCTTTTAAGGTATTGTTCTGTGTATATAAAAAGAATGTTATACCTCCAAGAGCAACAAGCAATCCCATTGTTAATTGGTTCATAATTCTTGTATCCTGTAATTAAGTCCTTCAGCACCACTAATTTCGACTAATTCGCCGTCTTCTGTGATGAATGATATGAACTTGGGTTGTTTTTTGATAAACTTTTTAACTATAAACTCTTGGTCGTCTGCGTCTCCCCAAGTAGCATTATAGCTCACTTTTAGACTATAATAAGTTGTAAATAAACTTTTAAGCCAAAACCAAAAGCTTTTTAATCTTTCTTTAAATTTCACTCCAATCCTTTCCTTCAAACAAGAGAGCTTCTGCTTCCCTTCTGCGAATAAGTCCTTCTAGAACTTTGCCGCCTGCCTTATTCCATCTTTTGATTTGATCAGGCACGCCATCATAGTCCCCTGAATTGAGAACTTTTAACATTGTACTTGCGTTTAGATTGCTTGGACCGAGATTGTATGTCCATGATACGAGTGCATCGAACATGCACTGGTCTACTGAAATTGTAACTGCATCGCTAACAGCTTTTTCGTATTCCTCTAGTTCTTCTACTAGTAAGGAGTCCGCTACTGCTTTTGTTATTTGGTCACCTGATTTTACACCTTTGGTATGACCGTACCCAATTGTCCAGACACCTGCTGCACATTGGTAGGCACTGAGTTCTAAGCCTTCAAATTTTTTGATAAGGGATAAACCCTCTACTGATATTTTCATATATTTCCTCTTGTTTAGAAGGCACTTAAAGAGCAAAGCTCTCTCCACACCCGCATTGAGCTGTTGATAATGGAGTATCGAAAACAAATTCTTCTTGTAATCCTTCTACTTTCATATCTATTTCTATTTTTTCAACCATTGATAAGGTTTGGGGGTCTATTGCTATGCAATCATAGTATATTGAATCCCCAGTTAAGCTTGGATTATCTTCGTAATCTAACTCCCACATCCAGCCATTACAACCTGCAGGCTTTACTAAGACACGAACGCCCCACACTTTGTGTGAGGCGATACGCTCTTTAATTACATCCAAAGCTTCTGAACTTACTATAATCATAATAACTCCTTTAGCTTGATAGCATACTTAGATAATTGGTATCATTGCATATACACAAGCTAACATTATTCCAATAAGAGTGGCGCTTTCTGCCATTCTACTAAATGCTAGCTTATTATCCTTTATTATGCTTTGTCTTAATTTGAGAACTAATCTCATATTTTATCTCCTGTTAGAAGATGTTAGTTAATATCTAATACCTTCCTCGATGAGTTCGGAGTCCTAGACAAAGCGATTGTTAGTAAGCCGTCTGTTAATTCGACACTGTCTACTTTCAAATCTGCATTTAAAATAAACTTTCTCTCGAAAGATTTAAGACTGAGTCCTTGATGAATGAATCGTTCAGTTTCACCAAGTTTTCTTTCTTTTTTCCCCTTGATGAGCAGTTCGTTTTCTTCTTGAACTAACTCAAGTTCTTTCTTGCTCCAGCCAGGAATTGCTACTTCTATTCGATAGTTGCCATTCTCAGCGTTTTCGACTATGTTATATCTTGGATATGATGTGTCTGTATTGGCGAGTAGCCAATCATTGTTCATACCAAGCCAAAATTTACTAATATCAATCG